TAGCTTATGTATTGCGAAGCAGCAGTATTGGTGCGTCCTGCTAATGCCATTTTGAGCATAGCAAAGGGGGCACTGGCTACAAAGTAGGCTTGTACACGGTTATAGGCTTTTTGTAAGATATTCATTGGTTATTAGATATAAAAGTCATTGTTAGTAAGGTTACCATAGAGGAAGCGTGCCGAACTTCCCTTATTGGCAGGAGGTTTAGGCAAATCTTCTAAAATGTAAATACCTTTGGAGAGCTTGTCCAACATACCCTCCGCCCATTCCTTTTGTTTCTCGGTATTGCTGTTAGGGTTATACTTGCGATAGGCGTTGCGTGAAAAGACGTCGGAGAGGACAAAGAAGGTAAGCATACGTGCCAATAGTACATTGTAGTGGGGGCGTTCTGTGTCAAAAATACTCTCCACATCATAATACCTCTTTAAAAGGGTTTTAAAGACGGCAATATGTTCGGCTTCACTCTCGGTGAGGGCCTGCTCAAAGTCTTGGCTACTCTCATCAATTGCCCGCTCAAAGGCTTTGGAAATAAGGTTTTCTTTTCGGATATAATACATAATTACCATCTATTAAAGGTTTTCATTTTGCCCATTAGCACTTTAAAGCTATTGTTAGGCATATAGGCTTCCAAATCAGTAGTACATATTTGGTGGGCATCAGGCCAGTCGTCGTGGGTTTTGTACTGGGGCTCTATACTCTTGAGTTGTCCTGTACCCGTTTGCATATCTACTGATCCTTTGAGGTTCTCGTTATAGAATACACGCCCATTCTGATAGTAAGGCTGCATACTCATAATGCGGTCTATCTTACGAGTCTTATCCAAGGTACGCTTGGTAAGGTTGAGGGTAATGCCTGTTTCTTTTTCTACCTCTCGAATAGTGCGTTGTACCTCATCGTTCCAAAACTGCGCTTCGTACTGCCAGTGCACCACTACCCCTGCAGGCAAATGCTTTTGAAACTGACACATCCATTCCACGGCTGCCCGCATTTTCGTCTGGCGGCAAAAGGTATCAATCACATAGAACTTACGCTCTTTAATGCCCTCCACCACTACTGCGTTGTAGTCACTGGTGGCATTGCCCGCGTAGGCAATATCCCAATGTCCGATGATGTACTCCATAGTACGAAGTTGAGGAAGTTTTACCCATTGGAATTGCTCCTCTTTAAAAATTACCCCCTCAATGTAGGGACTATTGTTATACTCGGCATTAGCAGCAAGCTCTCCAATCCCATTGTCACCATACACCAACTCATAGAAGTAGGTATCATCATATTTACCCACCCACGTAGGGGCGTAGGTTACAGGATCATAAGCGTTTACTTGGTGTACCTTCCACTTGGGATGCTTTTCCTGTAACATTGTCTGTATCATCACAGGAGCGAAACGGTTATTTGCCTGCACAAAGCGGCGATACTTACCATCCATAGTAGGAATAAGAGCGGTATCTATCCACTTTACTACCTCCTCTTGTCGGCGTGGGTTTTTGTTAATTTCCTTATCCTCCAAGTCGTCTGCCACGATAAAGGTAGGGCGTTTGTTTTTCACTCGTAACCCACGTGTATTTTGTCCCATACCAAGAGCCTGCCCTATAAAGCCGCCCTTGGTAATAAAGAAGCCGTCTTCCCAAGTACCCAGCTGTTTTTGTTCGCCAAAGTCGGCAAGGATACGCGGGTTGGCTTCAAACTCTGCCTTAATGTCCTCCAACAGTTGCTCGGCACGCTCATAGCTATTGCCGATAATTACCAAGTACATAGGCTCCCCCTGTAGCCACAGCCAAAATGGTATAAAAATATCATTCCATACCGATTTGGCAAGCGCACGCCCCCATTGACAAAAGCCCTTAAAAGTAGGGTTCTTTTGTACCATTTTAGCCCATTCTATTTGGAAGTCAGCGCAAGGAGCATCGGCATAGTGAGGGAAGTAACGTTCCACCATTAGGCGAGGGTTCTTACGGCACGCCTCTATATTTGCCTTGCGCTCTTCTGCGGTTTCATTTGCGAAACGTGACCCCGCACTCTTGGCAAAGGCTATCTTTTGTAAGTACCGCTCTTTGGCTATTTTGTCTTCTGCTCTCATTGCTTAAAACTTTTTATTGGCAACCTCATGCAGGTGTTCCTCCTGAAAATCTAAAGTAAGTATATAGAGTTTCTCATCTTTGAGGCGCAAGGCTTCAAAGATACTCTCCATTACTTCTATATACATTGAAAGGGTAATTTTAGTCCCCTTTATAAGATTCTCAATACGCTTATTCCACTTAGCAATAGCGTCATCTATGGTAGCACATTCCTTACGCAAATCAAGCAGTTCCATCTGCAAAGTAGTCTTCCGCTCCTTGTCAGCGGTTTTAAGGTCAGATTCATTCTCCTTTATCTGCTCAATCACCTCTAAGCGCCTATCGGTAAGGGAATCTACCACAAGTTGGGTACGCTCTATACGTTCCTTACCCGAATTGGCTTTGGCATCACGTATCTTGCGCCACTCTCCCTCAGTAGCCCATCGGTCTACTGTACGTTTATTGACGCCAAGTTGCCCCGCTATCTCCTCAGAAGATTTGCCTTGCTCAATGAAGAGAATACGCGCAGATTTCTTTTCTATTTCTTTGGCCATAGTTATCTTTTTATGGTGCAAAGTTCCGTAATGCCCCCCACGTATGAAAATTCTTGTTCTGAAATGGGTCGGATTTACTGCCTTTTTTGGGTCGGATTTACTGCCTATTTCGGAATGTCAATTTGTGAGGATGCCAACTTCTTTGGAATTTTGCACCGCAGAGAGGCAGGTAGCACCTGCTGGCAATCAACTTTTAAAAAACAATGACTAAGCAAACAAAAGGACATAGTATAGCTAAGATAAATGCTCAGGCAGGTGTATTGGAGCTCCGTATTACAGGGCAGATATACTTTGGATGGACAGCCTCCGACTTTCGATATGAAGTAGATAGGGCACTGAAAGAGGGTATCACCTCTGCCGAGGTATATCTCAATACCGCAGGAGGTTCGGTATATGAAGCTACTGAAATTGTAAACCAACTCAAACGCCTTAAAAATGTAACTATTAGTACAGGCGCATTGGTAGCCTCAGCAGGCACCTACATTATGGCACATTTTCCTGCTAAAGCCTATAAGACTTCGCAATTTATGATACATAAGCCCATTACAGAGTTCTATGGCAATATAGATCAGATGCGGGCAGACTTAAAGCACTTGGAAAATGTAACAGAGCAATACAAAGAGGTCTATGCCAAACGCTTTGGAAAGACTTCCAAAGATATAGATGAGCTATGGAAGCAGGACTACTGGCTCAGTGCTATGGAGGCAAAAGAAATAGGGCTTATATCAGAGATTGTGGATGGAGAGCCTGAAATCACTACAGAGACTGTAGCCATGATGCAAGCTTGCGGATGTAAGAGCTTGCCTAAGCCTAACAAAGTAATCAATTCAAAAAATATAGAAAAAATGGATAGAGACACCCTTATTTCCGCTCTTGGAATGGCCTCAGATGCCACCAATGAGCAAATTAAAGAACGTATCCAAGCTCTTAAAGAGCAAGAGGCAAAGAGAGCGGTAGAGGCTAAGGATAGAGCCGAGAAATTAGTCAATAAAGCTATCTTCGACAAGAAGATTACTGCCGACAAAAAAGACTTGTATGTAGGCTTGGCAGAGGCTGATTATGATAAAACGGCTACTCTTTTAGAGGCAATAGAGGCTCCTCGACCTGCCTCACAAACTATCGTTCCTGCTAAAAGTGCTGTAGAGGACAGAAGCACTTGGACAATGGAAGATTACCTAACAAAGGATCCTGATGCCTTAGACGCACTAATGGTTTCAGACCCTCAAAAGGTAAAAGAACTCAACGCTATGTATCAACAAAAAAACAAGTAGAAAATGCCAATTAGAAGTGAAACATTACCAGTAAAGAATGAGCTCGCCGTAACGGAGCTTATTACTCAATTTAGACATGAGAACGAATGGCTCGAAGCCGTAAAATCAAAAAACGAATGGGTAGGTAACGATGTTATTAAGATACCCGTAAGAGGGGTAGCCCCTAAGGTGCTTATTGATAACACAGTCTATCCTATCTCCTCCCACCAAAGAGAAGACGGAAAGGTAGTGATTACACTGCACAAATATGAGACAGAGAACACTGAAGTAACTACAGACGAACTCTATGCTCTCCCTTACGAAAAAGTAAGTGATGTGCAAATACAACACCGAGAAACATTGGAAGACAGAACTGCAGAACACGCGTTGGTTTCTATCGCCCCACAAAAAAACACGGCAAAAACACCCGTAATCACAACCACGGGAGAAGATGACGGAACAGGGCGTAAACGACTTATCGCTAAGGACTTGATTCGTCTTAAAAAGCAATTGGATAAGCTAAAAGTACCTCGCAAAGGTCGTGTATTGGTTCTTTGTTCAGACCATATTGCCGACTTACTCATTGAGGACTTGACATTTAAAAATCGCTACCAAGATGCCAATGGAGGAAAAATAGCAAGCAACTACTACGGCTTTGAAATCTATGAGAGTACCTATGCCCCTACCTACCACAATGGTGAAAAAGAAGCCTTTGGAGCGGTAGCGCAAGGTAAAGAAGCCTCCGTTGTATTTCACAAGAACTACACCGTGAAAGCCGTAGGAAGTGCCGTTCGCTATGCTCGAGAGAAAAGTAGTAACCCAGAAGGACGCAAACATACCATAGGCTTTGAAATGCACTTTGTCTGTGTCGCTATCAAGGATGAAGGTACAGCAGCTATCACCAGTGGTAGCTAATAGACGGGGGTGATCCCGTAAGACCACCCCCTTATTTAAAAATCTTTTAAACTCAATTTAAACAATGGAAAATCCAAAAACATACACCCAACTCTTAGTCATTGCTGTAGAAGTAATGCAAGCTAATGACCTCGAAGAAGTATTTGCCACCGAAGATGGGCAAATCTTCTATGAAAAGAATCGTGCCCAGCTCCACGCCTCCACTATTGAAAGCAGGGTATATACTTTTGACAATAGCAAAAGTGTAAAGTTGTCAAACAAGATACCACAAATCAAAAAAGATAAGGAGGGTAAAACAGAGCCCCAAAAAGCAGAAGGAGCTACTGTACAAGGAAAAACAGAAAGCGGAGAGCCTACAGAAGACGACGAACTAAAAACTGAATAACAAATGGGACAACTCAAAGGATTTACATTTAAAAAAGCTGAAGGAGGCTTAGGGCGTACTGCTTCTACTAAGGACAATTTGTTTTTGATAGTAGCCGCAATGGCTGTGGCAGGAACGCAACTCACACACGGAGAGACTAAGTCCTTTATTCAGCTAAAGGATGCGGAAGCAGTAGGTATTACTGAAAGTTTGGACGCCAATCAAAAAGTACTTACTCACTATCACCTATCTGAAATCTTCCGCTTAGCGCCAGAGAGCCAAATCATTTTTCTACCTGTAGCGGTAGGTAAAATGCAGGATAGTACGGCTCAGATAGTAAAAGCTATCCGTGCTAACAAGCAGGTAAAAGGGGTAGGGCTCTTTGGGTTTACCAATGACCTCTCCACCATTGCCAGTGATGTAGAGGAGCTACAAACCCAAATCGTAGAAGCGGTAAAACCTGATGGTATACTGATAGACTTTGTACTTGTGGAAGGAAAAGGGAAAGAGGGCTTAGAAGTAAATAACTTTGCCGACCTCAAAGAAAAGAATGCTCCACAGGTATCGGTAATAATTGCCCAAGACAAAGGTATTGCCGCTATAGACGAGGCTTACAAGTACCACGCCAGTGTAGGCAGTGCTTTGGGTATGTTGTCGGTACGCAATGTGAGTGAAAACTTAGGTTCGGTGGATATTGAAACAAAACCCGAAAATGCCAAAGGAGGAAATACCTATCCCCTTACTGATGAGGGAAAAAAACGCTACATCAGCGCGGGTATTTCTACGGGACAAAGTGCAGAAGAACTTAGCAATGAGCAGCTGAAACTACTCAATGATAAAGGGTATATTTTGGCAGGACAATATGCCGATATGGCAGGCTTTTTCTTTTCAAACTCTCCTACCTGTGTGAGCAAATCATCCGACTATACCTATATTGAAAATAATAGGATATGGAACAAAGCAGCACGTTTGGTGCGTCAAACCCTCTCACCACGTATCAAAAGCAAGCTACCTAAAAACCCACAAACGGGCTACCTTAAAGACAGTATTGTTACCTCCCTGCAAGAATTAGCGGGAAAAGCTATCGAAAGACAAATGGTAGTAACTAGTGAAATTAGCGGATATGCCGTGAGCATTGATGCGAAGCAAACGGTAACAGAAGAAATGCCTTTAAAGGTAAAAATACGCCTTGTGCCTGATGATATTCTACACGCTATTGAAGGAGAAATTGGTTTAACCTCTAATCTATAATACTATACTATGCCAAAGAATACAAATGTTATAAATCACTTCGGGAAACTACAAGGTTGGAATTGTGTAACCTTCAACCTTTTAGGACGTGATGTGGTAGGTATTGTCGAAATTAACTATTCGGATAGTACCAAAAAGTCGAATATTATGGGCGCGGGAGGTTTTCCCGTTGGGCGTACGGAGGAGAACTATGAAGCAAAGGCTTCTATTACTATTCTCAAAGAAGAAGTAGACGGCATACATCGTTCTCTACCAAAGGGCACCCGCCTACAGGATATTGAACCTTTCGACATTCCCGTCATCTATGAAGCGCCAAGCGGACTTATCATTAAAGATATGATACGCAATGCGGAGTTCTTAGGTACTGAAATGGCTATCAAGCAAGGAGATGGCTCTATTGCTATCAAATTTGAGCTGATTGTAAGTCATATTGACTGGAATATTTAATAACCTTTTAAAAGCTGTTTAAAATGAAAAAATATACCGAAGCCGATATAGAAAACTACAAGGCTAAATACCCTAATGTGGTAAGAGAAATAGTCGTGTATCCATCGGGCACTACCTTTACCGAAGAGGGAGAAGCCAGTGAAGATCCTGCTTACTTTTTGGTAAGGAAGCCCAGTAAAAACCTACTTGCCTTAGTGACTTCTAAAGAGTATATAGAAAGTCCAGACAAGGCCAATGAGGCACTGGTAAAGAATTGTGTACTGGATGGTGATATGGAGTGGATGGAAAATGATGCCTCTATCTATATGGGGCTGATTACTGAGCTGAGTAAGCTCTTACAGAGTTCAAAGGTAGCCTTAAAAAAAGTGTAGAGTCGTCGCTCCTTTCCTTAGAAGCGTACGACTTTATAGAGGGCATAGATGCACTACTCCGTGCCAATGGGCAGAAGCCTGAAACGATGAATGATACTCAGTGGCAAGAACATTTTAAAGCCCTTGACTTTAGTATGAAATGCCAAGAACAACTCTTATACCAAGCTGTAAAACGCGCCTTAGTAGAAGTACTGAACGAAATTAGTAAACAGTCTAACCCCTAATACTCCGCAACCGTGAATCACACTACAACGTGGATTTTTGAAGCCAAAGACAATGTATCGCAACCTTTGCACACCGCACAAGAGAATGTGAGGCGTGCCACAGAAGGTATGCACAATACTTGGAAAGACTTCATAAGCAGTATGAAAGAGGGGTGGGATAAGTTGGCAACCAGTATGCGACCTATCGATTGGCAAGCGGCTTCACAAGGATTTTTGAATATTACTCAAAAGTTTTCAGAAGCTGCACAAGTAGGAGCAGACTATGAGAAATCATTACTTGATGTAGCTGCTATTACTGGTATTACTGGAGACGATTTGGATAAACTTGGGGGAAAGGCACGCAACCTTGCCAAAGAATTTGGAGGTACAGCTACTGATAACCTCGCTACCTTTCAAACAATCCTCTCACGCTTGGGTCCTCAGATAGGAGAAAGCGATGAGGCACTTGCCAAAATGGGTAGTTATGCTAATACGCTCGCCAAAACTATGGGGGGTGATGTAGTAGGGGCTACGGATGCACTTACAACCTCAATGCTTCAATTCAAAGTGAATTTGGATGATCCTATAGCTGCAGCCGGCGAAATGGAGCGAATGATGAATGTAATGGCAGCAGGAGCTAAAGAAGGTGCGGCCGAAGTGCCTCAGATAGCCCAAGCTCTCGTGCAAGCAGGTGGAGCTGCTAAACTCTCTAATGTGAGTTTTGAAGAGACAAACGCTGCACTGCAAGCTCTCGCCCAATCGGGCAAATATGGAGCTGAAGCAGGGGTAGGACTTAGGAACGTACTTATTAAAATGAATGCGCCCTCGGCACTCTCTAAAGAGGCTACTAATATGCTTGCCGCCTATGGAGTAAATATGCAAAAAGTATCAGACACTACGGTACCTTTTGCCGAACGACTCAAAGAGTTGCAGAAGATAGGACAAAATACCGATGTTTTGGCCGCCGTCTTTGGAGCTGAAAATATACAAGCTGCTCAAGGACTTATCAATACTGCACAAGCACAAGCCGAACTTACCCAGCAAATCAGCGGTACCAATGTAGCTACCGAACAAGCTACTATCGTAATGAGTGGTTGGAGTGAGTGGATGGGCAGATGTAAAGCTTGGTTAGATGACTTGAAAATAGGTTCATTTTCCTTTACCAAGGTGCTTGGGGTAGTAGGCGACAGCTTAGGAGGCGTTATTAGCACTTTGGGCGATATGGGGTCTGCTTATTCAGGACTTGCCCCTGTGGTAAAGGCTCTTGGAGGGTGGCTTAAACAAACTGTAGTAGTTCAGAAGCTAATGGTTGTATGGACAAAGGCGGCTACAGCCGTACAATGGTTGTGGAATGCAGCTCTGTCAGCTAATCCTATTGGTATTATTATCGTTGCCATTGGCGCATTGGTGGCAGGTATTATATACTTGGCTAATAAGGTTAGTGGTTGGGGAGAAGCGTGGAAACACACGTGGGAGGGCGCAAAACTCCTCTTTCAAGGTTTTTCAGCAAGTATTGAAACAGTATGGCTAACTATGGTCAATTCCCTAATGATAGGTCTTAATAAGATAAAAGAGGGATGGTATGAGTTTAAGAATGCTGTAGGATTGGGAGATGAGAGCGAAAATAATAAGATGCTTGCCCAAATCAATGAAGACACTGAGAACCGTAAAAAAGCCATTGCCGATAGTGCTAAAGTAGCTTATGAAGCTAATCTTGCCGCTAAAGAAGAGTTTATAAAGGCAGGACAATCACTTACTTGGAATAAAGATAAAAAAGAAGCTACCGAAGCCCCTAAAGCGGGCAATCTTTCTGCCAGTTCGGCTATTGGAGGAGGTGCAAGTCCTAACCCTATCACCCCTACTAAAGGGAGCAAAGAAGGAGGAAAGGACAGCACAATGAGCGTAGGAGGTAGTGGTGGGGGAAGCAAGACTATCACCATTAATATCACAATGAATAACACTTTCCCCATCGACAAAACTATTGGAAGTAAAGAAAATGCCGCTAATGGAGTAATTAGCAAAATTAATGACCGTATGCGTGACGCCTTAGTAACCTTATAATTGCCCTTAGACTATGAAAGATATACTTGTAGATGAGCATAACGACTTAGAAATTATAGCGGGCGACTTTTCCATAGGGGAAAGTATGTTGCAGGAGGTAGGGTTTATCCTCCAAAGTCAGCAGGGTAATTGGAAGTCTGATCCTTTAGTAGGAGCGAATATGGTAGAGCTCATCAAAGGGAAACATAATCGCACGGCCGTAGAGAAACGTATTAAGATACAGTTAGAAAGAGACGGCAAAGACTATGATGCTATCAAGAAACTATTAAAGCTCAATATAGACAATGGATAACCGCTATAACATATCACAACTCTTTAAATTGGCTTTTGGTACTAACCTGCCCGTGTACCTCACCGTACCTATAGGCAAAGAGCCAGCCCACACAGCTGAGTATGGCAGTATCCGCACTGTAGAAAGGGAGGAGGCTATGCGACTATCTAAACTCGGTACCCCTATTGTTTTTCCAGTGAAGTTTACTGCAGGTAGCTATAAGTTCTATGACTACCAAAGTAAGATAGTAGAGAAGCAGTTAGCTGACTTTTGGTTGCCTCCTGCTACTATGGTAGATTTTTCGAGAGTAAAGAATATCAGTCGTACTGATGTGATAGGAGGCAATGGTACTGTAAAGGAAATCTATGGCTTTGACGATTGGCAGATACGTATTCGCGCGGTGTGCCACAACGATGAGCTAAGCGCACGAGAGTACGAAAAACGCCTTATAGAATGGTCGGAGGTGATACAATCTATCTCGGTAGAAGGAGATCTTTTTGGGTGGAAAAACATTCACAACCTCGTGATTGAAAGCATTGATATACGTAGCTTGGAGGGTACTCCTAACATTATCCCCATAGAGCTAAATTGCATTAGTGACGAACCTTTTGAACTTATTTATAGACTATGACCTTAGCGATTGAAGTAGCCATTACCTTTTACCCTAAACAGGGCACCCCTTTTAAGGTGCAGAAAGTTTCAGCCATTGAAATTGAAAGTTCGTGGAAGATGCTTACCGATACGGCAAGTGTGGTACTACCTCGTAATGTAGGTGATTTTGATAAGCAAAAGGTGCGAGAACTCTTTGCCGTAGGAGACAAAGTAGTGATACAAATGGGCTACAATGGTGAACTCTTACAGGAGTTCGAGGGCTTCATTACCCAAGTATCAGCAGACTTTCCTATCACTATTAGCCTTAGCGATGCAATGTGGAAGCTACGTCAGTTGCCCGTCAATTACGTGTCGGCAAAGGCAAGTCTAAAAACATTCCTCACCGAAGTAGTGAAAGACTACCCTTTAGAAGTAGAAGATATAAGCCTTGGTGGCGTACGTTTTAGCAATACCACATTAGGGGCTGTGCTTGACAAACTCCAAAAAGACTGGTCAATATATAGCTTTATTCGTGCGGGCAAACTCACTATAGCCAAGCCTTATTCGGATGTAAAAGTAGCTGGTGAGATGAAGCATTTCGATTTAGAACGCAATTGCACCGAGAATAACCTTAAGTACCTAAGCAAAGAAGAGCGCACCATAAAAATTATAGGCACCTCGTCCTTTGGCAAAGGCAAACGCCTACAATACGAGTTTGGCGATGAGAACCCTAAAACAACCTTAAAAATGACTTGGCACGTAAGTAGCCAAGCCGAACTTGAGAAGGAAGTAAAGCGACTATATGAGCTACACAAGCGCGAGGGTTTTGAGGGGAGTTTTACCACTTATGGCACCCCCTCCGTACAGCACGGCGAGAAGATACGTCTAAGCTCCACCCTCTACCCCGATAGGCATGGTGAGTACTATGTAGATAGAGTAAAGAAGAGTATTAGCAACGCCCAATATAGACAGGAAATAGAAATTGGTGGTAGTACATTATGAACGAGATAGACGAGTTTGACATATTGCTTTCTGAAAAGATAAAGAAAGCTATCCCCCAAGTGCTACAATGGGCAACAGTAACCTCTGTAGATTGGCAGGAAAAAACCTGCGAGGCTACTGATTTAGACACGAAGCTACCGTTTTTAAACATAGCACTTGGCATAGGAGGAATGTATATTAAACCAAAAGTAGGAAGTCTTATCCTTGTGGGTATGGTAGAAAATAATGAAAGTCAGCCCTTTTTGCTCAATGCTCAAGAGATAGAAACATACGAACTGAAAGCCGATAAGTTTGCCCTACACAGCGAAGCTGTAGACTTTAAAACCCTTTTAAACGACCTTTTAAACGACCTTAAAAACGCTATCATACAAACCCCTTCAGGCCCTGGCAACTTTGCCCCGCAGAACATAGCCAAGTTTGAAGAAATCAACAACAAAATAAACCAACTATGGCACTAAACAAAGAACAACTCAAACAAGGCATTATTTCCCTTCAACGGGATATGCTTACCAAAACCGAACCGAGTATGGAAGAGTATGCCGAACGCTTAGCAAGCCTTATTGATACCTTTGTCAGAAGCGGCGAGGTAACAATAGCCCCTGGTATCAGTGTAACCACAGCAGGTACAGCCGCCTCCCAAACGGGTGCCACTACAAGTGAAGGAAAAGGAACAATTAATTAAAAAATAAACAAACAACGATGATAACACTCAATTACATTCTACAAGGATTTGGATTTAGGGATAGCAAAGACTTCCTACACTCTTCCTTTGGTCACACCTTTTCAGCTCTTTTTATCAAGATGGACGTAATACTCTCCTTTTTGTTTGCCACTGTGCATTTTCTCTTTGGTTTCAACCACTTATTTCTTACCGCTTACGTAGTATTGCTCGTATTTGAATGGATCACAGGAGTGCAAGCCTCCCGCAAGCGAGGTGAAAAACACGAGAGCCGCAAGTTTGGGCGTATGTTATTGAAGATAGCCACCTATCTTGTACCTATCTATATACTGCATACTTTCTCCGCTAATGTAGAGTTTCCAAGTCTTGGAGGTTTTGAGTTTGACCCTTTCCACTGGCTTTACTGGATAGTACTTATAGGGATTATATGGCAACTCGTGGTGAGTCTCTTGGAGAACTTAGACTGTTTAGGCTTTCGCTTTGCTAAAGTACTGCTCAAGATAATTAATAAGAAGTTCTATAAAACTTTTGAATTAGATGACAATAACAGTCCTACATAATCAGTCACTATTAGACCTCGCCCTGCAACACACGGGCACGATAGAAAGCGTCTTTGAGTTTGCCAAAGCCAACACTATTAACATCACTGATGATGTGCAAGCGGGCAAAACCTTAGTATTACCGGCAGAAGCTTTTACCAACAAAGATATTTTAGGCTACTACACTGCCAAGAATTTGCAGCCTGCAACGGCTTTTTCTAAAGAAGACGAACAAGTTTTTGAAAGGCTTGAGGGTATCAGCATTTGGGCGATTAACTTAGACTTTGTAATAACGCAACAATAACTATGGCACGAACAATACAAGAGATACAAACCCTTATTCTACAGGCTAAGGCGCAAGAGCCCGCTTTGAATGAGCTCAACAGTACCTCCAAAGTAGCTATATGGCGCTTGTGGGTCTATATTATAGCAGTGGCTATATGGAGTTTGGAAAAGATTTTTGACATACATAGGGCGGATATAGACAAGCGTTTAGCAGAACTCAAACCCCACACCGCTCGTTGGTATAGAAGCAAAGCCCTTGCCTTTCAGTATGGTTTTGACCTTTTAACTGACAGCGATAAGTTCAACAATACGGGACACACAGAGGAACAGATAGAAGCAAGCAAAATTGTCAAGTACTCTGCTGTTGTGGAAAGCCCAAATGAGGGGCGTTTGATAGTGAAAATAGCAGGTGAACAGGGCGAGCAGTTGCAACCTATCACCGACGCCCAAAAGCAAGCCTTTGAATCGTATTTGCAGGAAATCAAAGACGCAGGAGTACGCCTATCGGTAGTGAATTATCAACCCGATGTGCTGCACTTGCAAATGAAGATAGTATATGATCCCCTTGTATTAGATAGCAACGGACAAAGTATCATTCACGCCACTAAGCCCATAGAAACGGCTATTAAAGACTATTTAAAACGCCTACCATTTAATGGCGAGCTCGTATTAGCGCATCTCATTGACGAACTTCAACAAGCAGAAGGAGTGAGGATACCACATTTGGTACTGGCACAGAGTAAACATATTGGAACTAATGGCAACTATGGGGCATTCGAAGCCATAGAGATAAGCAAGATACCCACTGCAGGCTACTTTACCATTGACAACTTTAACGATATAACCTACATTAGCAATGTATAACCTAAACATCGACAAACTGCTCGTACTTCTTACCCCTACCTTCCTGCGCAAACCCAAATTGGTAGCGTGGCTAAGGACATTAGCAATGCCCCTGAATAAGTTATTAGACGATTTCAAAGTACATAGAGAAAGAGACTTGTATAACCTTACCCACAACAGCCAAGTATGTTACCTTCGTAAAGCTCTTAATGATGAGTTTGACTCTCAGCTAAGACGTATTAAAATAGAAGACGGCAGGCAAAATCAAAGGTTGTATATCTATCCGAGAAGTGCTAATAGACCTTTGTACTTAGGAAGAGTCTTCCTATACCAAAGGGGAGCATATATAGATGGGGGCGTAGATTTTATAGTGGTATTACCACAAGGTTTGGAATATGATAGATATAAACTCGAAGCCCTTGTGAATTTTTATAAACTCGCGGGCAAGAGATGGACAATAGAGATAACACATTAATAATATGAATAGTATATACACAGAACATAATGCGGGTTACCCCTTTGATGTAGCATTCCTTGCCTTTATGCAAAATAGTTACCTCCTCTTCAATAGCTTAGGAAGTATGGCAGGCAATAAGGCTATTATCTCAGGTTGCGAAGAGAGAGGAAACACCATCACCCCTGGCACTGTCTTTATTAACGGAGAGCTTTTCCCATTTGAAGGCGGAGCGAAAGATAGTACAGTGTTTATCAAAGAACTCACCAATGAGGTAACCTTTGAAGACGGCTTTTTGAGACCTTTAGAAAATATTAGAAGTGTAGCATTCGGCAGGTCTGTTCCTGAAAAGACTTTTAATTGGGAGGACTTCAAAAGAGTGAATAACCTGCAAGATTTAGGCAAAAACAAAACAGATAACACCGAGACAGAAAAGCTCCTCAAGCGCATTGAAAAACTCGAAAAACAAAAACAAGCGGTGCCTATTGGACTCATTGCTTTATGGGGTAAACCAGCGAATGAAATACCCGCAGGCTGGAGAGAATACGTGAACTTACGCGGTAAAATGCCTATCGGTCTCGACCCCGACTATGTTAAGAAACCCGAGGACTCTCAAGACTATGCACTTAACCAGCTGTTAAAGCAAGGGGGCGAACGTTCCCACAAACTTACCATAGACGAAATGCCAAGCCATAGCCATAACATTGAGAATGTACCAAGGCTAGTCAGTGATGTAGATAGGGGGAGCTTATCTTCAACTTTTAGTGTGGATGATCCTACTAGTCGCACTTCGTCATCTACAGGAGGTGACCAACCCCACAATAATATGCCTCCTTATCGTGTGGTACAATTTATAGAATATGTAGGATTCTAATAGGGATAAATATCGTAATATATAAATTTTTTCAATATGACATCAAAAAAAACACTCAAAAAATGGTTTTCAAACTTTATGAAACCCGCGCAAGAGCACTTCGCTGCTTGGATTGACAGTTACTGGCATAAAAGTGAGCAAATTCCAATGAGTAACATCGACGGACTCTCCCACGCCATTGAGGGTACGGCATCGGCAGGGCAGCTGCTCAGTCATCTCAATGATCCCAATGCCCACCGCAACCTCTTCGGCCAAAAAGTAGATAAGGAAGCCGGTAAGGGGCTATCCACGAATGACTTTACCAACGAGCTCAAGCAGAAGTTAGAAGGCCTGCAGCCTACTAATGTATCAGACCTTCTGCCAAAAGGGGGGTATGATGGCACGGGGCAACAACTGAAAGAGGCTATTGATGGCTTGCAAACCAAAATGCAACAAGTAGAAACTACCTTAAGTGTAGACGACACTGCCTTTGATACCTTGCAGGAAATCGCTACCCAAGTGAAGAGCAACAAGAACTTGGAAACCTTGCTGACAGGCAAAGTAGATAATAAAGATACCTTTTGGTCAAGCCTCAAGAAAGCTATTTCCTTTTTTAAGCTATCCAACAAAACTAATGAGGGAGTTCAAATTGATGGTGAAAGTGTAGAGATATCGGCAGAGAGTTTAGTTAACATTAGAAATAGAGGAAGTGTTAATATCACAGGGGCTCTTGGGCAGAGAGGGGAGGCACTTAATGTGAATGAGAAAACTGTAGATATCAACTCTGAAACTACATACATTCGAACTGAGAACTTACAGCAAAGTTCTGAAGTTTATTCTCACTCAGGAAAGAAGATGAGTATTAATGCTGAAGAAATAAGTATTAGTACTAATAAGCTATTAGTCAATGGTGAAGATTTGTCCTCTAGGTCAAACAATTCAGGTAATCTAAATGTAGAGGAGATTAATAGAAGGATTGAGGCAATTGAAAATACATTGATGAGTGCGGGCTTTATAATTCAGCAGCCTTAATATTTGACTCTATTATGGAATTGAAGAAATACATCATTAAATTATTTGCACTTAACTATATAGTGCCATTTGCAGGTAAAACAATAAGTTTCACCCGCTCTGCCAATATCATTTTTCCCCTGATGCTCATCGGCGGGCTCATTGTTTGTGACGAGCTTTATAGCTGGCTTTACGTGGTATTGCCTTTGTTAGCTGTAGCTTGTTTCTTTGGCTTTGGGTATTTTCACTTTTGCCCGCTTACAGACAAGGACTATCCCTTACTTGACGATACCCAACGTTGGCAGTATGAAGCCTTTCAAAGACGTGTAACTCTAGAGCCTAAAAGCTACAATGCCCAATGGGTATTATGGGTAAACCCTTTGGCAATAGCCATAACCCTTATTATACTATTCACCCTAATACTATAATCAATGAAAAAAAGCACACGCACCATTCACTACCTTGTCATTCACTGCTCAGCCACACCAGAGGGCAGAGAGCACACCGCCAAAGACATCGACCTTTGGCACCGCCAACGAGGCTTTAATGAGATAGGCTATAACTACATCATCCGCCTTGACGGCGCCATAGAGGACGGCCGAGATGTAGATAAGATACCTGCCCATGTGGAGGGACACAACAAGGACAGTATAGGGATCTGTTACATAGGTGGAGTGGATAAGAATACCCTCCAACCCAAAGACACCCGTACACCTGCTCAGAAGGAAGCGCTTGTAAAGCTGCTCAAGGAACTCAAGAAGTTATACCCCGAAGCAGTGATACAAGGACACCGAGACTTTGCGGGCGTAAAAAAGGCTTGTCCTAGCTTCAATGCTAAAGACGAGTACAAAAATATCTAATCGTAAATTGTTAATTATGACAGAAGTAAATGAACTAAAAAAAGAGTATGAAAGCCTACTCACTAAGGTAGGGCAATTGCCACGTACAAGAGAACTATCCCTTGTTATTACCAAGTTGGAAGAGGGGCTTATGTGGCTCGAAAAGTCAATCAAACAACAAGAAATTCCAAAGTAATGTATGAGAAAGATTTTGTATTTACTATTAACCCTTTTGCTCCTTGGTTGCAAAGCGAAAAAGTCAAGCCAAACCGAGCACAGAGAAGAGCAAAAGAGCGAAAGAAAGGAAACCAAAGACGGCTCTATACAAGTAGAAAAGTCCCAAAAGGTCGCTACTTCTAACTTACAGCACTCACAATCTTATGAACTCACCCTTGAGAGTGATAGGGATAGTGTGGGCAATGCTAAAGAGGTAGTATATCATCGAATTAGGGACGGCGACAAGGAGACTATAAGAGTACAGGGCGGAAAGGTAACACTTAGAACAATAGATAACCTTTCTAAGAGCCTACACAAGGCTGATACTACTCTTGTTATAAATAATCAGATAAGTCAAAAAACCGAGACCAAAAACCAATACATAGAACAATCTAAGCAGGTACAGAAAGAGGTTAAAAAAACATCTTCCGCCTTTATTATAGTCGCTTTTATACTCGGCGTAGTTGCTTGGATATTGTTGAGATTTAAGTTGTTTCGGTGAAGTTTAAACAGCTTTTAAAAGAAGTTTAAACACTGCTAAAATAGGAGGATAGCAGTATAAAAAATGTCCTCCGCTTTCTACTAAGTTCCCCAACTTATAATAGAAAAATCAGCATGCTGACTACGGAGGACAATATGTCTTCTGTGTCAGCATGCTTTGTTTTCTATAAGTTGGGGATTGCAAAAATACAAAGAATAACTAAAACAGCCAAATAAAAATGAAAAATTATTCTCAATCACCCCTCCCTTTTCAAGGACAGAAGAGGAAGTTTGTTAAACACTTCAAAGAAGCATTAAAGGCTTTCCCCGACAAGGCTACCTATGTGGATTTGTTCGGAGGCTCAGGACTACTGTCCCATATTATCAAACAAGAAAAACCCATGGCTCGTGTGATATGGAACGATTATGACAACTTTGCTCACCGATTAGAGTGTATTCCTATCACCAATGAGATATTGACTCAATTACGTCCTATTGTAGAGGGAAAAGCCAAAGGAGAACGAATAGATCACCTAAAGCCTGCTATATTGGAGGTTATCAAGCAATATCCTGCCGACAAAGTAGATTTTATCTCTTTATCTGCAAGTTTGCTTTTCAGTGGAAAATATGCTACCTCATTACAAGGCTTGGAGAAGGATAACTTCTATAATTGTGTTATCAAAACTCCCTATAGTAGTGAGGGCTATTTACGTGGTGTTGAACGTAGAAGCACTGATTATAGGAACCTCATTGATGAATTTGCCAAGGTAGAGAATGTTGTATTTATCCTTGATCCTCCCTATCTTTCCACCGATGTCTCATCATATACAGGAGGAAATTATTGGAGACTCAAGGACTATATGCAAATTGTCAAGTGTCTAAGTACAATGCCTATGTATGTTTATTTCAGTTCCAACAAAGGCCAGTTATTAGACCTCTTTGACTTCCTATGTAATGAGTATGACTTCCCCAGTCCTTTCAAAGGTACTGAGCGAATAGTAGTCAATACAAGCGTGAATTTCCTAAGTACTTATGAAGATATAATGATTTACAAAACACCCAAGCTATGAAACCAACTAATAAGATTTGGCAACGCACTCCCATTTCATACTATGGAGGAAAGCAAACCATGTTGCCATATATATTGCCACTTATACCCAAGCATGAAGTATATACCGAAGCCTTTTTTGGTGGAGGAGCTGTGTTTTGGGCAAAGGAGAAAGTCAAAACAGAAATCATCAATGACTTCAATGCCAATGTTTATACGTTTTACAAGGTCCTGCAAACCCGTTTTGCTGAGCTTCAAACCCTCGTAAAGCAGTCAATTGTAAGCCGAGATGCTTACAAAGCCGCATTGGTAATCTACCACGCTCCCTTTGCTTTTACAGAAGTACAAAGAGCGTGGGCATTTTGGTACGCCACTAACTGTGGTTACTCTAACCAAGTAGGCAACTGTCGTATCACCACCAACAGCAAGAATGTGTCAGTCCTTAACAACAAGATAGCCAACTTCACCGACATCTATTCTGCTCGTTTGCAGAACGTGCAGATAGACAATACCGATGCTTGTGAAGTGATATCCTTACGAGACACTCCTAATACTTTTCACTACATAGACCCACCCTATGTAGGGGCTAAGCAAGGCCATTATGGAGGATACGAGCAAGAACACTTCAACGAGCTATTACACACCTTAACCACAGTCAAAGGCAAGTTTTTACTCAGTTCCTACCCAAATGAGAAGCTAACGGAGTATTCGGAACAATATGGTTGGTATCAAAGGGAGGTATCCCTATCCTTAGGTAGTAGTAATCGTACAGGCAGAAAGCGTACAGAAGTCCTTACAACCAACTATCCTATATAAGTAAAAAACACGGAAAATACTCCGTGTTTTTTTATTACCTTTGCCTCATGTATTTTCGTTCAAAAAATGTACTTTTCATTTTGACTTTTGGTACATTTCGTTTTGCCGATTATATATCTGGTCTCATTCATAGGATATTTCTTAGACGATTTTTCTCCTATATCATATACATAGTTCCAGCGATAGGTATCTTTCCATTTCTTCAGCTCACTCTTTAGCGCTTTTTCTTTGGCATTTGGATAAGTCTGGTTAAGGAAATACTTTAGTAATTCCTCACAATCAATCTCTTTCTGATTCATCAGAAACTCAAAGAGTTGCTGTTTGTCTTCTAAGGTCTTTATAAATTGATGGGTTACCTCTTGATCGCTATCTATCTCATATATTTTGAGGTTTTGTAACCATTGGAGTACTCTAAACTCTTGATAATAAGGGTTAGATTTGGGACATACCTTCAAGGAGACTTCTTTACGGGTATGGCTATCCTTATCTATGTAGGAACGAGACTCCAAACTACAATTAGCAATAGTTGATTTTTGGCTGCGCAAAGGGCGTTGGTAGAAA